TACTGGGACTTGAGCGATTCGGCGTTGCGCGGTGACCTGTTGCCGACGATCGCCGGCATCACGCAGGACGTAGCGCACCTTGGCGGTGTCGAGCGGCACGAGCTGCGGCGCATGTTCATGGTCGCCGTGCACGCTGTCGTTCTGCAGCGTCCGCGTGCCGCCGATCCGCATCTGGCCTGGAAAACCATCGAAGCCGCCATCCAGTAGCGCCGTGAACTGATCGCGCCTGCCCCGCGCAGCCCGCTTCGGCGGGCTTTTCTTTGCCCGCGAACTGTAGCTTTTGCTTGACTTATGCTTTAGCTGTTGCTACAGTCCGTCCCAGTCGCCTCCGTTTGGTGACTCGCCCGAGCAAGGCGCCCCGCTCGTCCGACCGCGTAAGGCCAGCCCCGGCTGGCAGCTAAGGGCAGCGAGGTTAGAAACACGGGCGGCAAGGCAACGAACAGGGGATGACATGACCAACCTGCTGCACGACTACCCAGAGCTCGCCGCGGTCCCGCCGCCGGTCCCGCTGATGCAGTCGACCTGCTGCCTCTGCGGCGGCACCGGCTGGCGCGAGACGCACATCGACGAGCTGGGCCACGGCCACGGGTCGCGCTGCGTCTACTGCGCCGGCCTCGGCTACGTCTGGATCGAGGTGCGCCATGACTGAGCACGGCGAGCACTGGTCGGAGCGGCTGGGCGACGCCTGCATCGCGATCGTCGCCTGCCTGGTCCTGCTGTCGATCGTCACCTGGTGGCTGCCATGACCCTGTTCGCGTTCAAGACCGCCGCGGCCGACCACCTGCTGCAGATGGCCATCGCCGCCCACCCGGCGTCGCGCTCGCACCAGGCGAAGTGGATCCGCGCCATTCGATACCTGCGTCGCCGCCGCTTGTGGATTCGCGACGGCGCGAAGGCCGCCTGGGGCGTCCCCGGCGAAGCCGCTTGATTCAGCACCCGACCATGACAAGGAGGCTCATGAACCGCATCTACTCCGTCACCGACGGACAGTCCGCGCGCCTGGTGCGCGCCACCAACCGCGCGCAGGCCCTGGCCCACGTCGCCCGCACGACGTTTGCGTGCGGCGTAGCGACCCAGGACGAGCTCGTCGACCTGCTTGCCTCGGGCGTCGAGGTTGAGGCCGCCGGCGCTGACGCGATCGTCAGCATCGAGGAAGCGAAGCACAGCGAGGAGGCACGGCAATGAACGCACCGCTCACGCTCGCCCAACTGGCTGCCGCCTGGCAAGCCGCCAAGGCCGACGAGAAGGCCGCCAACGCGCGCCGCCTGGAGATCGAGGAGCAGATCGTCGACCTGTTCCCGGTCGGCGTCGAAGGCACCGACGCCATCGAGCAGGACGGCGTCAAGGTGAAGGTCACCCACAAGCTGACCCGCACCGTCGACACCAAGGCTCTGCAGCAGCACTGGAACAGCCTGTCGGCGTTCGCCCAAGACGTCTTCAACTGGCGCGCCGACGTCAGCCTGCCGGCCATGCGCCGGCTGCAGGAGAACCATCCTGACCTGTACCCGTCGATCGCGGTGTTCATCACCAGCAAGCCGGCGAAGCCTGCGGTCTCCGTCGAGGAGGTCTGACATGGCCATCAAGCTCACCACCACGCGCGAGTCGGCGCAGGTCAACGGCGTCAAGGTTCTGGTCTACGGCCAGGCCGGCTCCGGCAAGACGACCCTCTGCGCCACCACCGGCGCGCCCACCGTCATTCTTTCCGCCGAGGGCGGCCTGCTGTCGCTGCGCCACGTCGACATCCCGGTCATCGAGGTCAAGACCGTGGAGGACGTCGCCGAGGCGTACCAGTTCCTCGCCAGCTCGCACGAGGGCAAGCAGTTCGAGTGGGTCTGCCTCGACAGCCTGTCGGAGATCGGCGAGGTCTGCCTGGCCGCCGAGAAGAAGCTCTCGCGCGACCCGCGCCAGGCCTACGGCGCGCTGCAGGAGCACATGTACCGGCTGATCCGCGACTTCCGCGACCTGCCGGGGCGCAACGTGTACTTCTCCGCCAAGATGGGCGCGGAGAAGGTCGACATCGTCGAGACGCGCACCACCGGCGCGCTCACGTCGCAGGTGGCCGTCGGGTCGAAGATCACCTACGCCCCCTCCATGCCGGGCGTGAAGCTCGGCCAGTCCCTTCCCTACTTCACCGACCTCGTCCTGGCGCTGCGCGTCGAGAAGGACGCCGACGGTATCCCCTCTCGGTGGCTGCAGACGCAACCGGACGACGCCTACGCGGCGAAGGACCGGAGCGGCGCCCTGCAGCCGTTCGAGGCCCCCGATCTTGCGGCGATTGCCGCGAAGGTCCGCTCATCCACCTAGACCAAGGAAACAGCCATGAGCTTCCTGCAATTCGACGCGACCGCCGTCGCTCCGCAACAGCCGATCGAGGCCGTCCCCGCCGGCACCTACCTGGCCGCCATCAGCGAGAGCGAGGTCGCAGCGACCAAGTCCGGCACCGGCCAGATGCTGCGCCTGACCTGGGACGTCATCGACGGCCCGATGAAGGGGCGCAAGGTGTTCGATCGCCTCAACATCGCGAACCAGAACCCCAAGGCCGAGGAGATCGGGCAGCGCCAGCTGTCGACGCTCTGCCACGCGGTCGGCGTGCTGCAGCTCAAGGACACGACGCAGCTGCACGGCCGTCCGTGCCAGATCCGCGTCACGATCCGCAAGGACGAGTCCGGCCAGTACGCCGACCAGAACGAGGTCAAGGACTACCGCGCGATCAACGGCCAGGCGCTTGCAGCCGCTCCGACGCCCGCCGCGGCCACGCCGGCGGCCAAGAAGTTCGCGCCCCCCTGGGCCGGCAACAAGGCGGCGTAATGGCTTCGCTGCCGCAACCGCTGCACGCGCTCCCCGCTGCAATCTATCGCTGGCGGGAAGCGAACGCCGACGACGGCCTGCGCCCGCACCTGGGCGCAAGCCTGATCGGCCACCCGTGTGCGCGCTACCTCTGGCTGTCGTTCCGCTGGGCGCGCGCCGCCGACTTCGACGGCCGCACGCTGCGCCTGTTCGACCGCGGGCAGCGCGAGGAGGCCACGCTGGTGGCTGAGCTGCGCGGCATCGGGGCCGAGGTCTCGGAGTGCACGCCGGACGGCACGCAGTACCGCGTCGAGGCCTGCGGCGGGCACGTTGGCGGCAGCATGGACGGCGTCGCGCGCAACCTCCCCGGCGGCTCGCCGCTGAACTGGGAAGTGCTGGAGTTCAAGACCCACAACGCCAAGTCGTTCAAGGAGGTCACCGACAAGGGCGTCGAGAAGGCAAAGCGCCAGCACTGGGCGCAGATGCAGGTCTACATGGCGCTTACCGGCATGAAGCGCGCGAATTACATCGCCGTCTGCAAGGACGACGACCAGATCTACCACGAGCGCGTGCACGCCGACGACCAGGGGGCCAAGGCGTTCCTCGAGCGCGCCGAGAGCATCGTGTTCGCCGCCGAGCCGCCGCCTGGCGTCAGTACCGATCCTGCCTGGTACCAGTGCAAGCTGTGTCAGTTCCACTCGCAGTGCCACGGCGACGTGGCGCCGTTGCCAACATGCCGCAGCTGCTGCCACGCCACCCCCGAGCGAGCCGGGCACTGGCAGTGCGAGTTCCACAACGCCGCGATCCCGACGGCCGACCAGAAGGCCGGCTGCGGCGCGCACCGCTACATCCCGATCCTGCTGTCGCGCTTTGCCGACCTGGTCGACGCCGACGCATCGGCGAACTGGGCCCGCTACCGGCTCAAGGACGGCTCCGAGTTCGTCAACGGTCATCCGCCGGAAGGCGTGACCAGCGTCGAGATCCACGCCGCCCAGGACAAGCGGATGCTGACCGACGCCGGTGTGCAGGCGTTTAGGGCGACATTCGACGCGCGGGCGGCGGCATGAGTTTGAGTTTGCAAGGCCGGGCGTGGCATGGGGCTTATGACCAACTTTAACGGAGGTTTGCGATGAGAACGCAATGCGAGTCGTCTACAGGATTGAATATAGAACGCATTTTGATAGATCCCGAGACGGCAAAAAAACTATTAAAGGGCAACGTGTCCAATCGTCCGTTTTCAAGACCTTGGGCGCTTCAACTGTCCAACGCGATGGAGCGCGGAGAGTGGAAAGAGAACGGTGACACCATATCCTTCGACGAAAAATGAAACCTGTTCGACGGGCAGCAC